TTTGTCCCGGCTATCTTTCTCACTGTCTTTCTACAGCCAAACCGCCTATACAGGGTTTCAGATACAGAGCCATATTTATCAAAGCTATGCCAGCCGTTACCATACCCGGATATACCTGATTGCATCTCCAGATACTCAAGCCCCTTAGAGGTTTTCCGCACTATAGCGGCGTGTTTTCCTACAGCTAAATAATACTCCTTACCCTCCTCAAGTACCTTAGGCAAGATCTTAGCGGTATCAGCCACCTCTTTACTCACCTCAATAACCTGAGTAGATACTCCATCAAGTTTCCCTATGGTATGAATTAGGCTGTTACGGGAAAAGCATGATCTACTCACACCTCCACGATAATCAATTACATCCAGCCCATTCTTGTTACCGATATAGGCAAAAGCCAGAGAGGAGCAAGAGCCCTCAGTGAGATCACCACCAGCAAGCCTCTCTATTATTTTAGCCTCATCCAGAGCCTCAGGCAAGGCTTTTACCAGCTTAGCCTCTACACTGTTTGCCTCTAAAACCTTGATAGCCTCAATAAAGGCATCTGATTTACCGGGGTATTTCATCCTCTGTAAGATCTCATCATCAATCCTTATGAGCTTTCTCTGGAGGCTCTCAATCTCTCTCCTGATACCAGCCTCCTCCATTCTGATCTGAGAATGAATATCCCTCAAATCTTTCCTACACTTTTCTACCCGGTTCCAGAGATCATAATAAGCCTCCTCAGCTTTATTGAGCTCTGAGGTAATCCGGGTACTTGCATTGATAAGCTCCTCACTCCGGGTATCATAATCATCATCAGATATAAGCCCATCTCTGTGATCTGTTCTGAGAGCTCTCCTATCCTGTCTGTTCTGATCCCTCTCAGCGGTAAGCCTATCCACCTCATCAGATTTCTCCGGGAGCTCAGCCTCAACCTTTGCCTGTTCTGTAGTGATTTTATCAATCTGAGGCTGGTACTTAGCTGATACATTTTTCAGAGCATCATTTTTCCCATCAATCTCAAGCTGTATAGCCTTTTTCTCAGCCTCAAGCTGTACCACCTTATCACTCTTAGGAGTAACAGGAGGTGTAGGGGGCTTAGGAGGATTAGCCTTGAGATCTTTCATCTCATACTCAAGCTCTATTTTCTGTTTCTCCAGCTCTTTCATCCTGAGGGTAATACCTTTATCAAGCTGAGCTGTAGTAGAGAGATCTGTATAACCCTTTTCCTCAGGGCTGTAATATCCCTTGAGCACCCCTGTAGTAGCAAGTTTCTGATCCTGTAGATCTTTTATCTCACCCTCCATCTCAGAGATCCTCTTTTGATACTCCTCTACTGAGTGATAACGGAATACCCTATCATCCTTTAGGCGGTTAGGATCATAAACCAGCTTTCCACCGTTTTTCCAGTCTCTTACCCAGCCCTCTTTTAATGTACCATCAGGATTAAGTTTATCCCGGTTAGCCTCCATCCATTTCTCATAGTTCTCAGCCCCTCTTACAGAGTTTGTAAGCTCATTCAGTTCCCCCGGCTTGAATGTATCCGGGGTAAGAGGTACATACCAGCATCTACAGTTAGGGTGACGGGGTAAAGTAGGCTCCTCCCCCAGCTTATATACTTTGTTATGGCACTCCCGGCAAACATCACAGATATTAGCCCCTGTACCGTTCCCGGCTGTCATGTATCTAACCTCTGTAATACCCTGAGACTCCCAAGCCGCCTCCTGAGAGGTATAACACACCCTCTTTGTTTCCGTTCTGGCTATTCTCTCAGCATTGTACTTAGAGGTTTCTATCCCGTTTGAGATCCTCTTTGTGATCTGAGGTATTCCCTCACCCAGTACCATAGACTGAGTGAGCCCCGTTCTCAGGTTCCTCCCCAGCCTCTCCTTATCTATCCAGAGCCTATCAGAGAACATAGCCCCACTCCACGGATAATTAAGGGCATCCTGTACCAGCCGGGGATTGAGCATAGCAAAAGCTCCCTCACCCTTGAGGGGCATTGTTTGCCCCAGAGTGAAAAGAGCTCTTGTAAACTGTTCTGTATACTCATTTGTGAGGAAAGAGTTAAAAGCCTTAACCTCTTTTACCCCCAGCCTCCCCAGCTCAGCATTGATCTGATCAAATAAGCCTTTACTCCGGGTAAGAGCTGATTGATTAGCATAGCTCCATACTCCACCATTACCCTCTACCTCAGCTATTACCTTTGTAACATCAGCTAAGATCTTATCCTGAGATTGCTGATAGAGCTTTGTGAGCACCCTCTCAAACTGAGCCTCATCCTCAAAGGCTTTCCGGTTATCCCTCATTACCTCTTTCTGTCTCTCAGCTATGAGCTTTGCTCTCCTCTCCCCGTCCTTTTTGAGGATTGCTCTTTGCTTTGGAGTGAGCTGTGAGAGGGGGATACCGTACATAGCCCTTACAGCCTTATTCACATAGCCCACATTAGCCATAGGATCAGATCACCTCCTCAGAGCCCCTCTGAGCCCCATTTAAGCCCCCAAAGGGATTACCCTGTGTATTTCCCTGATTGAGGTTAGGGAAAAGGTTCTGAGCATCATTCTGGCTATTCTGGAGGCTATAAGGATCATTCTCTTTCTTAGCCTCCTCCTGATCCTTTTTGAGCTTCTCCAGCACCGCTAAAGGATCATCTACAAAGGGGAGGAGAGCTAACAGGGTTTCCTTGTCTACCTTACCCTCCAGCTTACACACGGTATCTACAATCTCAGTAATATTCATGGGAATATTTCTGGAAAACTCTATCTTTACCTGTCTGAGATCAATCTCTTTCCCGGTTTTCACCCTGATAGGTACACTCAGCACCTCTAAGAGCTGTCTGATAGCCTTATCCATCTTTCTCTCTTTGATAATACACTTTGTTTCCAGCCCAAAGAGCTTAAACCGGATAGCTACCCCGGAGAGGTTACTTGCAAAATTCTCATCTGAGAGATCTGGTACCTGAGCAAACTTATGTATATTCCTCTCCAGCCTCTCTAAATGGCTATTGAGTGCATCTGTCTGGATCTCTTTGGTAACAAATCTCATATCACCGCTATCTGTTACCTCTACAATACCCTCCTCTTTGAGCTTCTGTAGGCTGTCCCCGTTCATTACCATATCCTTGATCACCAGATAGGCGTTTCTGAAAGCCTCAAACTCATCAGAGATATCACTCATAACCCTATCATAATCATTTACCAGAGTTTCAATCTTTTCCAGATCACTCATTTCCTCCTCATTGTTATAGAGGGTAATGATAGGTATTCTCCCATAGATATGAGGCTCATCATGATCCCATACAAAGCCGCTCTTACCCTGAGCTCCCTGTACGGTACTATCTACCTGTTTGAATACCTCAATCTTATCCTTGCTGTACACCTCAGCCCAGAGAGTAGTTTTATCTGTATCCTCTGTAGAGATCTTATACAGCCTGATCTTGTACTCAGCCTCCTTTGTGGAGCTGTTCTTGTACACCGTGATTACATCCTCAGGCTTGAGCTTGATAATCCGGGTATTGCTCTCCTCATCCTGATATACCAGCAAGTGAGATACACCCTTGATAATGCTCTGTTTCCCCCACTCCATAAAGAGATCATCTTTGTAGTTATCTGAGAAAATGCCATTGAGCTCATCCTGTACCGCTGTATCTGATCCTTTGACCTCCTCCAGATCCACTCCTACATCAGCCTCAGCGGTATTTCTCCCCACCTCTTTATCATCCGTGGGCTCTGTATACCCTATGCTGATAGGATTACCCAGAAAGTAACCTACAGTATCATCCACAATCTGCCCGTAAAAATCATTAGCCAGCTTGTTATTAGGTTTCTCTTTCCCGTCCGTTCTTCTTTTCTTGTAGATCTTTACCTTGCCCCGGTACAGGTTATCAAACTTTCTGTACAGGGGAGCTACTTTCCTCATATGGTACTCTACCAGATCATCCAGAAATGTAGCACTAAACCGGGGAGTAACTATTTCAATGTTCATCTCCTCATCACGGGGCTTATCTGCAATCATTTTATTATCCTCCTTTACAACCTATCAAAATCAGACCTATTAAGCACTCTCACATTATTACCCTGATCAGCCACCGTTAAGGCGTGATCCAGACCATCAAACAAATCATCATGATCCACATCAGGGAATAACAGTAAGCACTCCTGTAAATCCTCCATCCCTATCCTGAAAAATACCTTATGATTTTCAAAGAGAGGGGATCTCCTCATAGCCCTTGTTACCTTATCCTTTGAGGTATTGATATTTACTACAGGTAACAGGCTCAGCCGCCTCAGCTCCATAGCAAGGGATTTCTGATACTGGTTAGTTTCTACACCGATCCTCTCCACCATCGGAAATTTATTCTTGCCATAGTCCATAATTGCATTGAGCTGAGCATTGAATGTTAGCCGCTCTTTCAGATAATCCAGAATATAGATATTCTTTTGAGCATCCACGCCTATAACCGTTAAACAGAAATAGTCATTGTTCTCAGTTTCTTTCTCTGATAGAGCTAAGTCAGCACCAAAGTAGATCCTTACAGGCACCCAGTAAGGTACATTGTTCTCATCCAGCATCTTTACCCGAACTCTGTTAAGCTCATAATCAACCTCATACTCCTCAAAATACTGGAAATAGCTATACTTGAAGATCTTACCCTTTGCCAGCTCTGTATCATTCTGGTACTGCATATTAAAGATAATCAGCCCGGACTCCTCCCGGATCTTTGTGAGCCTCTCAAGGGAAAACTTATTCTCCCAGAGGGAAACCTCATGATTATCCTTTGTATTTATGGCTTTCTGGATCTGTAGGTTATAGTTTTTCGACCTTATGAGATCCTCATACAAATCAAGGGGGCTGTACCGGGTACCTAAGATATGGATCTCTCCATCAGGCTCCAGAGTAGGAAAGAGGGAGCTGTAAAACCAATCTTTCAGCGTTTGCCTCTGTCCCTCTGTTCTTGCGTTCTCAAAGCCTACTAAATCATCCCCCACTATTACATCAAAGTGCTTAGATACAACCGCTCCAGAGGCTCCCAGAGCCGTTAGAGTAGCCTCTTTCTTGATTACCTTACGCCTGTTTACCGTAAACTCTTTATCATTCCATACATTCTCCCGGCTGGTTCTCCAGTCTCCAAAGATCCGTATAAGGTTTACATTTTGCTCAAAGTGTGTTCTTACCTCTTTCAAGAAAGCACTTGCCTGAGCCTGAGTTTTTGAGCCTATCATGATCCTTACATCTGGATCTCTGAGTATCCGGGTAATACAGTAATCCACATCCCCCACGGTACTCTTACCAAAACCACGGGGAGCCAGATCTAAAGAGGCTGGAGAGTGAGAGATATTGTTTATGAGGTTCATGTGTAAGGGCTGGATATTTCTACAGGTGATATACTTACATACCATGTAATAGGCTGTCTGAAAGTCTGAGGTGAGGATTATCTCTTTGATTATGAGATCCTTTTTAGCCTGATCCATCCACACACTATCCAGTATATTCACCGTTTCACCACCTCCTCACAAAGAAAATGAGGAGCCTCTCTCAGCCCCTCAGTAAACATATCATTTTCACAATGCTCATAACCAATATCCCTATCCAGCACCATACAGCACAAGCCCAGAAAAACCGCTTTCTCTCATTCGGCTCTCTCCCGTGAAAACTGAGAGTATTCTGAGCCTGATACAGAGCCCACACTGAGCATATAGCCCATAGAGCCACCTTAACTACTACATTCATTTCTTTTTCCTCACTTTCTGCTGATACCTCAGATCTGAAATAATCTGATCACAGTATTTACATCTGTATCCCCGGCTCTTTGTTTTGATAACCCTATGCTTTGTGAGCCAGAGGTTAGCCTTGCACCGCCCACCAACCTCAATATAATCACTCATCACATCCAGCCTCCTTAAATGCCCTCCAGATCTTAGGGCTCTGTATAGCTATCCAATCCACTAACTCCTCATCCAGAGCAAAAGCCCCGGCAAGGTGAGAGCTTGAATTAAGTCCACTCTCAAAGAGAAAAGCATGAATAATCTCATGCCTGAGTACCAGCCTTTGATATCTCTTTAGATCAGCCATGCTCAAATCACTCTGTTTCATCCTGAGTAACTTAATTTCCTTTGTGGAGAAATCCGTTATACCATCTCCACACTCAGCACACCTCTCACCCTCATCCATGAGCTTGATCTTGTATACCGTCCCCAGAATGTTTACAGATCCCTCCAGCTCATTTCCCGGCTCATTTACCCCGGACTCTATAAGATCCTCACTGAGCACCTTAAAAGTAAGCCCCTGAGCCTCTAAGAGCTCTACAGAGGCTATCCCATGCTCATCAAGATCCAATATCCTCACAAGAGTTTTCGGATTTACTTTTAGGGCTACCACATCCTGTACATTCATCATCAGCTCCTCCATTATTAGCCATACAGATACAAAGGAGCATTACTCCCAGAAATGCTCCAGCCATCACACAAACAAAGCACAAAACCGCTACCGCCGCTGTACTCATATCCATACCCTCCACTAAAAAGGGAGAGCCTCTCA